CCGTCAGTCCAGTGTTGGGTTCGGTGACGTAGGAGATTTCGCCGCCGTCGGAGACTTCGGGCATTCCGGGGACTGCGGTGCCGACCACCAGAGAGTCGCCTACGCCGAAGAGGGCGCGCCAGCCACCGGCGAAGACTGGTTTCTGGAGGTGCTGGTTGGAGCAGGAGAACAAATCAAAACCACGAACCTTGCCCAGCCTCCCGTTGGCGAGGGTGCCAGACACGTCCACGCTGGAGTTGCCAATCTGCACGACGTCCTGTTCCAGCTTTGCATGGTAGGAGGGGTGGAGAATGCCCCACCGTCCGAGCTTGGGGATGCCTGCCTCGTCCATCACCTTCCCGACCGTGATGAGGTCGTCGAGTCCGAAGTTGGCTTCGCTTATGGTCAGCTTTTGGGAAGCAGGCACATCGAACGAGGTGCCAGAATACCCCAAGAAGAGCGTCGCTTGATAGAGAAGTTTGTCGGTGATCGCACTCCCGAGGGCGTGGGCGTTGGCTTCAGCGAAGCCCTCGACGAGGTTGACGAGGCTGGAGTCGCGTTCGCCGTCGGTGATCCCATAGGCGACGAACTTGTGCTGGTCCATGTGGACGCCGTGGGTGGACAGCGTCTGATCCGCATTGGCATAGCCGCTGGCTCCGAAATCCTGCGCCGAGGTCGAGGTCGGGATGCTGTAGATGACCTGTTGTCCTTTTTTGACCTGCGTGGGCGAGGGTCGGAAGGAGATGCCCCGGAACCAGGAGAGATCCTCCGCGAGAATGCGGAGGGTCTCCCTGGCGATAGAGTCGGAGGCGAGTCCTGTGGCGATGCTGTTTGCCATTGCGTGCTCGCGCTAGTCCTAGCTGGCGACGACGGTGACGAGGGTGTCCGGGCGGACAACCTTGCTACCGTAGTAGAGGGCGAGGACGGTGTTGAGGCTGGCGGCGGCGTAGTCGTAGTTGACCCGCTTCTGGACGGTCAGTCCTGTGCTCGGCTCGGTCACGTAGTTGATCTGTCCGCCATCCGTCACTTCGGGGAGTCCGGGGACCGCCGAAGCTACGAGGAGGGAGTCCCGCACGCCGAAGACCGCCTCGGAGGAGGAGAGGCTTGGGCAGGAGAAGATGTCGAATCCGCGAACCTTGCCGAGGACTCCGTTGGTCAGAGTGCCGGAGACGTCCACGCTGGAGTTGCTGATCGTGGTGATCAGTTCGTTTTCGAGCTTGGCGTGGTAGGCGGGCGAGAGAATCGCCCAACGTCCGAGCTGGGAAATCCCGGCTTCGTCCATTTCCGCACCGATGTCGATGAGGTCGTCCAGCCCGAAGTTGGCTTCGGTGATGGTCTTCTGCTGGGCGGAGGGGATGTCGGATGCCTTGGCGTCTTCAACGTCTGTCAGCACGTCGCCGACGATTGCGGTGGCGAGGGCGTGGGCGTTGACTTGGGCGAAGCTCTCGACGAGGTTGACGAGGCTGGAGTCCTGTTCGCCGTCGAGGATGCCGTAGGCGACAAACTTGTGCTGGTCCACCGTGCAGGCGACGGAGGTCAGGGTCTGGTCGGCGTTGGCGTAGCCGCTGGCTCCGAAGTCCTGGGCGGTCACGGTGGAGGGGATGGTCAGGACCAAGTCCTGCCCCTTCATGACCTCGGTGGTCGTCGGGCGGAAGTTAATGCTCTTGAACCAGGACAGTTCCTTGACGAGGGCGGCAAGACTTTCCTGGGCAATCGCGTCGTTAGCGAGTCCGGTTGCGATGGTGTTAGCCATGATGTTTTAGTCGTTCTTGGTGTTAGCGATTGAGTAGTTGGGTCTTGTTCTCGTCCCAGAAGCGTCCCTTGGCGGCGGCGTCTGTGATGGAAAGGAATTGTGCAACGAGATCGTCGCGGGAAGTCTCGGCGGGTGCTTCGGCTTCTTCTTCGACGGGTTCGGTGCCGACGATTTCGGCGACCTTCTCGATGACTTGCTCGGCGACCTCGTCGTCGATGTCTCGGTCGGCGTCTTCGACTTCGGCGAGTTGCTTCTTCAGCAGTTCGTTCTCGGCTTCGAGGTCTTCGTTGTCTTGGAGCACCTCGTTGACGTCCTCGGAGATTTTCGAGTAGTCGGTGCGGAGGGTCTCAAGTTCGGAGGCGAGGGTGTCGCGCTCTTCGGAAAGCTGGGCGACCTGCTCGGTCAACTCGGCGTGTTCTTCGATGATGTTATTGGCTTCCATGTCTTGCAAGTTGGTTGGAGGTTGTTGGCAAAGGTTTGCTGTCTATCTCAAGACTTCTGCGGCGAGAAGGGTGTGCGCGTCGCCGTAGTCTCCGACGAGGTCGATGAGGTTCTGCTTCTTGGCTTGCGTACCCATGAAGACTTGCCCCCGCATCGCGGCGTCCTTGACCTTGGGGCGTTTGGCGAGCACCTCGCCCTTGAAGTCGGCGAAGATGAGGTCCACCTGTTCCTGGATGTTGGCACGTTGTGCGTCGGTGACGGGTGTGCCGGGGTAGCCTGCGCCCTTGTAAGTGCCTTCGGAGTTGGTCACCAGTTCCACCTCGACGCCGGCGTCCGCATAGCGTTTCGACTGGTCGATGACTGGCACGTAGACGCCGATGCTTCCGATCTTTGCAGAGGGTTCGGCGACAAAGAGGCGCGCCTGCGATCCGATCCAGTAGGCGGCGGAGGCGGTCATGCCCTCCGAGTAGGCGACGACCGGCTTGACCTTGTTGAGTTCGCGGACGGCGCGAGCGGCTTCTGGTGTGCCGCCGACCGATCCACCTTGCGAGTCGATGTTGAGGAGCACACCTTTGACGTCCTGGTCGGCGGCGAGGTCGTAGAGGGTTTCGCGGAGTGCGGCGGTGTCAGTCAGTCCGAAAAAGGCTTTTTCAACCGGAGAGGGGCGGCGCAGGAGTGCGCCCGTGATCGGCACCTCGACCAGTCCGTCGCCGAGGTCCACAAATCCTTTTTCCTCGTCCTCGTCCTTGTAGGCAAGCTTGTCGGCGAGAGTGTACTCCTTGGCGTCGAGGGCGGGGAGGTTTTCAAGGCAGTCCAGGAGGGCGTTGTGGTAGGACTCGGTGAGGAGCCAGGGTTGCTCCTGGAGTTCGGTTAGGGTATCGAAGTGCGTGCGAGGTGTCATTCGTCGGTGTCGGTGTTGGTCGGTTCTCCGTTTGGCGTGAGCAGACTCATGCGGTTGAGGACTGTGGAAAGTGGTGCGCCGGTGCGGTCGGCGACTTCGCGCGCCTTGCCGATGAGGAACTCGATCTCCTGCGCGCCTTGCTCGATCTCCTCCTGCCAGTCCAGTCCGCGCTTGCCGTAGTGCTCGCGCATGGTGAGCAGTCCCGCCTTCATGTCCTCGCGTTCTGCGTTGGCGTCGCGTCCGGCGTCCACGGTCAGACTCTGCGGTGCTTGGATAATGATCTTCTCCCACCCGTCCACCATGCCGAGCTTGCCGCGCAGGATTCCGTCGGAGATCACTGCCGCCCATGTGCGCTTTATGAACGGGGCGAAGAGGCGTTGCCGTTCCTTGAAGCGGCGGGATGCCTTGCCGAGGATAAAGCGTTGCGAGGTGCCGGTCAGTTTTTCCGGGTTCCAGAGGAACTCGTAGGGAAGACCAAGTCCGACGGCGAACTCACGCAGGAGGAACTCAAGAAAGCCGGTGAAGGTGTTGCTGGGTCGGTTGCCCTGGAAGGCGTTGAACTTCTCACCCTTGCGGAGGACCGGCACGGTGCCGGACTGGATGTTGGTCAGGTGAAGGTCGGAACCGGATGCGGCTCCTCCGGTCTCCGTGGAGATGTCCCAGGCGTCGGGGTCGGCGTCTCCGTTTTCGGTTTCGAGGACGGCGGAGATGGAGGACAGGTTTTTGACTCCGGTCTTCTCGAAGCCGAGGATGTCCTTCTTGTCGCGGATGTGGGCGAGGGCATGGCGCAGGGCAGTCAGTCCGCGAACCTGTGAGGCGCGTTCGGGGTCTGCCAGGAGCATCATCGTCGCGGCGTTTATGGTGCGGAAGGTGTCGCCCTCGGTGACCGAGTAGGCGGAAGGAGTGCCGGTGCGGTCCAGCCGGACTCCGTCGTGCCAGTTGGCGGCGGCGTCCTTCGGGTTGCGGATGCGGTGCGCCTCGAGGAGTTGGAGGCAAATCTTGCCGGGGCGGTTGGCGTAGACCACGCCGATGTCGCCGTCCCGGTCGATGGCGATGCTGGCGAGGCGTTGCACGTCCTCGAAGGAGTGCCGCCCGTCGAGGGTGGCGTAGGTCGCCCAGTCGGCGAAGTACTCCTCCGCCTCCCGGTTCCAGTCTGGGTTTGCCGAGTTCGCCTGCGGCTTGAGTGGGAAGGAGTAGCGGGCGAGGTCGGTGATCGCTCCCTTCACGATGCCGTCATTCTCGAAGAGGTAGCGGGCGACGCTCATCAGTTCATGGCGCGTCCACTCGTTCGCCGTGTCGGCGGCGTCGGCTACGTTGTGCCGGATCCGGGAGTAGAG